TCCGGCTGCCTATTCTGCTTGGATGGCTGAGGGTTGCTTGCGAGATACTCATCTAGAGCGCCCTTCACACCCTTCTGAAACCTTTCCATAATTTCTTTATCAAACCAAATGTAAGGCGCATACTTAGTCTGCCCGTTGTCATCATACTGCTGCTGTGGAAGGCTTACGAATGTTCCCCCATTGCTTGAGCGAACAAGCTTACAGCTATTGATTGTCATTCCCATAAACTTTGGGATTTTGACAGAAAAGAAAGCTACGACATTCCCTTTTCCTTCCAACGCTTTATACCTAGTGATTTCCATTTTTCCCTCCCGGTTGAAACAACTATGGCAACTTATTAAAAAGTTTACAAGCACGCCTAGTCTAAAATTCAATATTTCCGTATCTTTATAATTTCAATATCTAGACGCACCCCCTAAAGGAAAACTCAATGATCGAAGCCGAAACAGAAAGCGTAGAACAGGAGTTCGCTGCTCCCGAGCAAGAAGTGAGTGAAGAGCAAGAGCAAACAGAGCAAGATGCTGCCCTAGTAGAAAGTGACAAAGAGAAGAACTTTAGGCTTCTTCGCGAATCGAATGAGCAGCTAAGAAGAAGAGATGAAGAACGAGAAAAAATACTGTTTCGTATGCAAAAGCAAATGCTTGAGCACACAGAACAAAAGAACTCAGCACCTGCCGCCGCCACTGAGCCGGACGAGCTAGACGGCATCGATCCCAACGACTGGCTAACGCTTGAACAGTCAAGAAAACTTACAAGAAAAGAGATTAGGCAAGAGTTTGAAAAACTAGAGAGAGAAAAGTACCAGAGAGAAGCGCCACAGCGCGTAAAATCTAGGCTTTCAGACTTTGACTCTATCGTTACAACAGAAAATGTTTTGAAGCTAAAAGAACAAGAGCCTGAAATATTCAAAGCTTTAGGAATGATTGGGGACGAAGAGGCGCAAGCTGTAGCTGCCTATAAATATATCAAGGCATATTTCCCAGGCGAAGCCCCTCAGACGGAATCTGAAAAGCGCATCCAAGACAATGCCAACCGACCTAAAAGCCTTAGCTCTTCAAAGGGTGCAAGCCCTCTATCCCAAGCTAATGCCTTTGAAAACGGTTTAACGCCAGCGCTGAAAGCTCACTTGCTCGCTGAAATGAATGCTTGCGCGCGTCGGTATTAATAATAGCGATTGCGACAATTCTCACCATGAGTCACCCAACGACAATTTGATGGCTCGTAGTTTCCATTATTGTCAGTCCTATCTAGTGTTAGGCCTTCGGGCCTATCACCCATATCATCATATGAGAACTGTCCAACTTCCAAATTTTTTATCTATCATCATACTTACTTAAATTCATTAAATTGTTTAATATGTAAGTTAGGCGTATCGAAGTTTCGCCAACTTCACACCCATCTAAGCGTACAGAGCCTCGCTAACTCATGACGTATCAAGTCTCGTCACCTTGTTAAATTGAAATAACGCGCCTACATGACACATGCCAGGTGCACATTTAACAACGAAAATAGGTAAAATTATGGCAATTACAACGTCATCTGTCCTACCTGCGCCGGTTCAACAGAGTTTTTCTTTCAAACTACTGGCAGTGAGCACTCCTTACATGATCCACAAGATCCCGGCTATGCTTAAGCAAATGCCGAGAAACGGTGGAACAGATTTGAGAATGCGCAGGTACAATCCTTTGGCCACAGCAACTGTGCCCCTAGGAAACTCTGGTATTTATCCACCAGCACAAACACTAAGCGCTGTTGATATTGATGCTAAAATGTCTTTCTATGGTACTTACGTTATATTAAACGAGCAAGTAACCTTACAAAGCCAGGATCCAGTATTAAATGAGGCTGCAAAAAGATTAGGGGTTAGTTTACGTCAAACAGAAGACGAATTAACCCGTAATATGCTTGCGGCTACTGCTTCCTTCATCAACTGCGTTGGTGGAACTAACGGAGACAACCCCACCGAGCTAGCCCGCTCTGACATTGACGAGGTTATCAAAACCCTCGCCACAGCTAACGGCGCTACTATATCCGACTCCATCGATGGTGAGGATAAATTTGGATCTGCACCGATTCGTGACGCATTTTTTGTTATGGCGTCTACGCAACTGATCGGCGACTTGGAGCGAGTTACTGGCTTTATTGCTAAGTCTCAGTATCCGAACCAAGATAAAGTGCTACGCCCTGAATGGTGTTCGATTTCTAACACCAGATGGCTTCTTAGCTCTATCGGCTCCTCTACCGCTGCCGCCTCTCTTAATGGTGCGACTGTTTACAACTGCTTTGTTGCAGCTATGGAAGCATACGCATGTATTGAGCAAGACGACTACAGCGCGCAGTTTATCTATCGGCCACCTATCTACGATGGTCCTTTAGCTCTGAACGCTTCTGTTGGTTACAAGTTCGCTGAGGTGCCACGCATCACAAACGACGCTTGGATTATCAATCTACGCACAACCCTATCGGTATAAGGAGGAAATCATGGCTGAACAACTTATCGCCTCAGGTTCCTTCACTAGTGATGGAGCTGCGAAGAATATCGCACTACGCTCGGATTTCGACGTTTTTCGCGTCTGGAATGCGACACAGGCAGCCACAACCCAGGCAACGGGACGTGGATGTAAATTTGAATGGATGCGCGGTCAGGCTGATGGTGCTGCGTTCATGTTTACGAAGCAGAACGCTTCAAATGCTCTGGATTTGGAAGTTATTAGCTCGGGTGGCTTCACTCGCGTTGATCAGTCCAACCAGACATTGGGAGCAGCCAAAGCTACTTCTGGAACAGACGTAACACTGGCAAATCCGGCGGTGGTTACTGTCACATCTCACGGTTACAGCAATGGCGATCGAGTCCGTATCTACGGAACAACTGGCATGCTGCAAATCGCGGGATATGATTTCACCATCGCGGCCGTTTCTGCTAATGACTTTACTCTGGCCTATCTTGATAGCTCAGGTTTTGCAGCAGTAGCAACAGCCGGATTTGTACGTAAGGTTCCTAACAATCCGATTTACAGCCCGCAAGGTAACCGAATCACGGCTATCTCTAAGGCTGCATCGGCAGTTGTTACCTTTGCAGTTACTCACGGCTATTCAGTGGGCGAGAAGATTAGATTCAAAGTCACTTCCGATTTCGGGATGGTTGAGATGAACGATCTAATCGGCGAAATCACAGCAGTAAGCACAGCAAACAACACTGTGACTGTGAACATTGATTCAGCCGCGTTTACGACTTTTGCATTCCCAACAAGTGCAGTAGCAGCCGCTGGTGTAACACCAGCTCACGCTGTTCCTGTCGGTGATGCGGCAACCGTTCTATCTGGTTCTATGCAGAACACAGCTCAGATTGTGATGGAGTTAGGAGCTGGAGCCGATGGCCCTGCTGGTAGCACATCCGATGTGATCTATTGGGAAGCCCTAGCCAGTGGTTACACACTAGCTGAGTAATCCATAGAGAGGGGTGAGGACCTCACCCCTCTCTTATTTAAGATTTAAACACACCGTATAGGAATGCATATGTCACTAGAAAACGAGGGCCAGATGAGCCCTGAAATTGAAAAAGAAATTGAAAAGCCAGTTGCTGAAAAGGCACAAAGAAAGCCTAGAAAGACAACCGCGCTTGCTCTAGAAGAAACGAAGAGCTCTTTTGATATTTCAGATGAAGACCTTTCCGAATTCAAAAAATGGCAGAAGGAAAAAGAGGCGTCTAAAACCACTAAAGTTTCTTTAGGGTCTGCTAGCGAAGATCCAATTTATAGAGCATGGAAAGAGGAAAGCCGACTCGTAAAAGGAATTTATCGTTGCCATGAGCCAGCCGGTGGAAATGTTCAATTCTATTTTCGTAAGTACAAGTGGGATCAAACGAAAGAATATATCATGGAAGATGGTAAGGTTTATGAAATTCCGCTTGCTGTCGCACGGCACCTAAATGCCAACTGCAACTATCCGGTCCACTCTCATATTTTAGGATCAGATGGGAAGCCTACTCTAGACGCAAACGGAAAAGTTACGAGCCGAATGAACTTTGAAGGCATGGAGTTTGCAGTTGCCTGATGTGATCGTGTCTAACTTTCAGCCAAGACGAAGGCTGATATCTGACGTTACAAACGCTTTAAGCGCAGAGGTAACCACTACGGACGACCATGGCTATGAAGTTGGCCAGGTCGTCCGTGTGATTGTTCCGCGCGCCTATGGGATGGAAATAGATTATAAGGAGGCTACAGTGCTTACAGTCCCTAGCACAACGGCTTTCACAGTAGATATTGACACTTCATTACTGAGCGATTACGTAACTCCTACAGAGCCTCCATCATTCACGAATGCACAAATCGTGCCAGTCTCTGGATTGGTACGAAACAACACGAGTATAACGGGGTAAAATGAGCAAGAGCACACTGCTTCAAATCAAGAAGAAAGTAAGGAGGCTAACGGCCAGCCCCTCTACAAATCAACTAAGCGAGTCGGACCTAGAGGAGTACATCGATGTTTTTTACGAGCAAGACTTCCCAGCAGCTCTAAAGCTTTGGAACACCCACAATAAGTATGAGTTCTTCACAATTCCGAATGAGGACCAATACCCTTTTGATACAGACGCCTATCAAGCAGCTCTGCCCCCTGTTTACTTCGATGGAATACAGGGTTTTTATTCGCAGTCTCGTGATGAATTCTTTAGCATTTATCCAAAGCTGAACATAGAGCAGAATACAGGATCCGGTGATGGCTCAGCGGGACCGTACAGCTTTACACTGAATCAGCTACCCGTTCTTAAAAGGGCTGTCACAGTCTACGCCACAGCCACAGACGGCTCCACAATGTCAGCTAGTGATGTGCCAGACGATCCAGCAAGCGCAACAGGGACATGGATAGATAACGTGACGGGCTCGGCTCTCGCGGGGGCAATCAACTACGTAACCGGCGTATGTACAATTAGCTTTACAACAGCGATTGCCTCAACAGAAAGCATAATGGCTAAATTTTCTCCTTACACGGGAAGCAGGCCGAGCGCTCTTCTCTTCTTTAAAAACTACTTCATTTTGCGGCCAGTTCCCGACAAAGTGTACAGGGTTTCAATAGAAGTTTATCAAACACCATCTCAACTTATGAGCGCCAGTAACCATAGCGACGCAAACACCCCTGATGTAAAGCAGTGGTGGCAGTACGTGGCTCTTGGAGCTGCAATAAAGATCCTTGAAGATCGCCAAGACATAGAGAGCATACAAAACATTATGCCAGCGTTTAGGCATCAAGAGGCTCTCATACTCTACCGCACAGCCACGCAGCAGGGACCAGAGAGAACAGCAACAATTTACACAAACCAAACAGGCGGATCATTCAATGGCCATGGTTTTGGAGCTGTGTAATGGTTTTTAAATCCAATATTCCGCAGTCCTCAGATTTTATCTCCCAGTCTCAAAAGGACATGATTGGAAACTTTGAAACGATCGATTCCTCTTGGGGCAAACAAGGCTCTTCTAACGAGAACATTGGCGATCACGTCTCTTTGAAAGACGACAAACTTGATAATCAGGGTATGCACAAAAAGCTAACTCTTGTTGAGCAAGGATCGGAGCCGGCTCCTAGCACGAACGAAATCACTCTATTTTCACAAGACACAAGCGGAAAGCCAGAGATCTACTATAGAAGAGATGGTGACGCTTCAGGCTATCAGCTAACAAGCAGCGGAAAGGTTTCCGTTGGCGGTCTCGTTTTGCAAGCTTTCGTTGTCTTTGACTTTCAAGGGAACATCTTAGAGAGAGAAGAGCTAGACGAAGACGGAAACACGATCAAAGTTCCAATGAAATTGAATGTTGCTTCTGTAACAGCAAATCAGCCTTTAGTGAATGGGGGGAATCTATATGGCGATTGGAATATTAATTTCACAAACGCTTTGCCCACCGATAATTTTATATGGGACTATAGAGCATTTTCTGACAGTAGTTATAGCAACCTAACGACTAAAGTCGTACAGGCACAGCCTTATTCAAGCGCTACTTATTCCGATACAGTTTCAACAACTAGATTTAGAGCATTTAGCACAAATATTTCTCCTGACGGCACTACGGTAACGCCAGCGGGTCCGGTAATCGGAAGATTAGAACGCATGGTTTTTCATGCATATACAGTTGCATAAGGAGATATAAAATGGTTTTTAACCCAGACATTCCGCAGCCAAGAGATGATTTATCAGTAAGTCAAAGCGATTTGCTAGCAAACTTTCAAGGCTTGAACACGCAATTTAGCATAAACCATGTTGCTTTTGACGACACCGGGGGGGATTCAGGAAAACACAAGTTTGTGACTTTCGTTCAGCAGGCCGCTGTCCCAGAAACAAAAGCAGATGAATATTTAATCTTTTCTCAAGACCAGGCAGGCACACCAGAATTATACGCTAGGCCCGAGTCAAATGGAACAGCGTACCAAATCACCAAATCTGGTTCCATCTACACTGGACTGCTTCCAGTTGTAGCGGTCAATTTCGACGTAACAGGGGCGATTCAGGGAACTGCTCTTAATGTTGCAAGCATTTCTCGCCCAGGAGGAACGGGTCGGTATGTGGTCACCTTTACGAATGCACTACCAGATGCTAACTATTTTTGGAGCGTTAGTGGATTTGATAATTCTTCAAATCCTGTTGTGTCTCAAGTAACTAATGATTCCACATATTCAAGCGTAGTCACATCTAGTACGATTTCACTAGATTTCAAAAATCAGAACAACACACTAGCAACTGCATTGACGAGGGCTTGCCTTATCTGCTGGAGGATTCAATAAAATGGCAAAGTACGTCCCTACCGCTATCACATACCAGGATAGCGGCCTTGTAAAAGACCGTGATGCGTTTGTTTTAACCGATGACGCATACCAGGAATTGGAGAATATCTACCAATGGAGGGGACGTTTACGCCGTAGGCAGGGATATGAAACTCTAGGAAGGCTACGCAGGCTTTACGATGGAGTTTCTTATTTTAATTCAGGTGCAAGCCCCTGGTCCTTCAACCTTCTGACTATTTCAGGGTATATCAAATCTATCGGCATCGCAGGTGCTGGACCCTATACAATGACCGTGACGACGAAAGTAGATCATGGTCTTACAACAGGTGATACCGTTGTTTTTTCAGGAGTGGGAGGAAGCATAGGTCTAAATACACTCTCATACGTCGTAACAGTAACAGCGACAAATA